CCAGCCGCCCATAAACCACCAAAAATTATTCCAGTTCATTTTTCTTCTCCTTTTCTTTCTTCATTTTCTTATATTGTTCAGTTGCCAAATCTCCTGCTACATGAGAACCAAAACCTATCCAAAATGTAGCACAGCCAACTTGTGTTGTAAATAGTAGAATAAAAATGATTCTCATTTCTTTATCTTCTTCTTCTTCTTCTTTTTCTTCCTGTTAGCCATAGCACGATCTAGAATAGCCATCCACTCCTTACTAGGAGCTGGGCTATTTCTTACTTTAGTTTGACCATATCCATATCTAGCTGGCATCCTATCTCTCCTGTAATCCTGCGGCTTTCACCTTGTTCTTAAGATCCTGTGGTCCTGTATATGTAATCCCAGCACTTTCATTATAAGCTGTATCTCCAACACACCATATAGAAGGATCACTTTTACAAGTTATTAGAGTAGTCCCAAATGCTTTATCACAACTAGGGCATTTTATTTTATCTTTCCCAGCAATCATAGAATAGCCTTCCCATTCGTGATTGCATTTTTTACATATTAGATCGTAGGCTGGCATTATCCAAACATACCTCCTACATCAAAACCACCAAGACCTGCCCCCATACCTGCCCCAATTCCAGCTCCCATGCCAGCTCCCATTCCTGGTCCTAGACCTATTCCAGAAGGTCCTTGACCTAGACCACCTAACATATTATCCAACTGACTACCAAACGCCTGAGAACCTAGTGGCCCTTGAGCTGCAAAATTAGCTGGGTTATTAAGTGTCCCACCAAAAAACTGTTGGGCTCTAGACCTATTCACCCCACCTATATCCCCAGTAGCATCAGGACCAATACCCATAAATGGTGCAGGAGTACCCATTCCAGCACTTAAACCAGTGTTCTGTGATGTAGGTTGTATACTAGCAAGAATCTTCCGTAGTTCCTGAGCCATCCGATTCTGCTGCATAGCCCTCTCTCGTTGTTCCCTAAATTGCCTAGCTTGTTCCTGAGACTCAATAAGCCCAGCCCCAGCACCACCAAGCGACCCAGTTGGTTCTCCACCTAGAACTGGGCTATCAAGATTAGGAGCAGCTCCAAACCGTCCTAAATCAGGTCCTTGAACCCCATAATTAGTTGGCATCTTTATTACTCCTTTGTTGTGCAGCATTTAGTAATTGATCTATCAAATCCACCTTGTTATCTTCCGTATTCCTCTGACTCTCTCCCTGTTGTCTCATTTGCTCTTGTTTCATGGAAGTTGCAGACTTAATAACAGTTTTCTTGAGGTCAGTATCCCTCTTAGGTTTATCAACAGCAATTTGAGATTGGAGCTGCTGTTGCTGACGTTGCTGTTGCTCTTGTTGCACCACAGCAGGATTCCTCATTAACCTTCCAATATACTCCTCAAGTCCACCAAGCTCCAAGATAGTCTTAGTTGTCTCAACCCTATCTAACAATGGATTGGAAAGAGCAAAGTCAAACAGCATCTTAGCCTTCTGCATCCTGCCCGTCTCACTATCTGCAGATGTTGAACCAGCAACTACCTGAAAGTTAAAATCGCCGCTAATCAAATCTTTATCTAATTTCATAAATGGAAAATTTTCTACAACTTGCTGCCCACTAGGAGAGGTAAAAGGGTCTCCACCTGCAAGAGCTTCTGGATTAGATCTCTGGAGGGATTCAAAAGTATTATCATCAAGTGGTATCTCACTATCCTCTTGTACATGCTGCTGAATAACGTGCATTACCTTACGAACAACTCTAGAATAAAACTTCTCAACCATCTTAGATCTATCTGCTCTCCTAGATGATATACCCTGCTGAACCATGGCAGCTTCCTTAGCTGTAGGCATATTCTCAGCTCCACCAGCTTCAAACTGCCCTATCCCTAACTCCCTAAAGATATCTGCCTTTAGGGCAGAAGCAGTTTGATAAAGATCACCAGATACAGCTGCATCCTTAATAATTGCGATCCCTCCATTAGGATCGCCTTTAACTCCAATTATTGAGGCTGAAGGACCTTTAGCAAAATCTTCAGCTGCTTTGCGATCCACTGTTCTCTTGTTGTAAGCGTACTTTTGATCTGCCGCCCTCTTAACATGATCCAGAACCTTAGACATAATCCTGTTAAGCAAATTCTGCTTGCTAAGGTAAACATCCGTATCTGCAAGAGCATGGGTTTCATCAGGGTTGAAATTGAACCAGATGGGTTCCACTGGGAATCTGTCGAACTTAGTAGGCCACTCATTGTCATCCCTCAGAAATTTGTCGTGCGTTAGCACAACTACTTTGAATGTTTGGTTCTGTTTATCCCATACATCATAACCTTCCACTCTAGCTAAATCATTTTCTTCGGAGGTAAAGGCAGAATCAGCATCCTCTTCAAATCTCTTTATAGTGAAAGATCCAAGCATGTCTTTCTTATTTGGTTCTACTAATGAATTAGGTTTTAGCTCTGAAGTGTTCTTTAAGTTAGGATCATCCTTTAGCTCCTCTAATGTCTTAACCCACTTTATACAAATGAACTTATCATCTTTTAAATCATGATCAGTTGCTTCTGGATCCCTTACAACATCCTTAGGTGATATTCTCCTAACGAAAATCTCCTCGTTCTTTATCATTGATATAAGATCACTCTCAATAGCCTTACCATCGAAACCTATCATAACATACCCCTGAGGGGCTAGAAGTGCATCAACTACACACTTCTCTAGCTCATCTTGGATCTCCAATTCATCCAGTAGAAAATTAGCTAACCCCTCCATCCTGAGAGCCGCACTTGTTGCATCTATTGGCCCCTGTCTGGTTGCCATCTGACGTCTCTTGGGTTTGACGAAAATCTTTGGCCTGTTTAGGATAATGGATGGTTTTATGGTAGCTACGGCTGTGTAGACCATATTATCCACTATCTCATCATTGTATAGAAGATCCCCTTCTATATCATGACCCCAGTGCTTTCCTTGGTAGTACTTGTAGGATAGGTCGATATTGTCGTTTATCTTATTTTCCTGTGTATCTCTGGCAAACTTAACCCTATCCATCCAGAGTTTATATTTTTTAGTTGGTTCGCTCATTTTATCTCCGTCTTACCTTTCCTCTAAAAGGAAGATGTTTAAATCCTTCTGGTCGTGGATTCATTATAGATGGATCTAGTTCATACCCACCAGGATCACCTAAAGCTCTCTCCAATGCCTCTAGTTCAATATTAAGAGACTTCTCTGGAGAAACCAATCTCATTAACTCATCTTTTGGCATACGTTTTAAATTTTCTCTAAGCTCCTGAGCCATTTGCCTAAGCATAAATTCCCTCTTAAGAGCTTTAGTTCCATAACCTAACAGACCCTTTTCTTCATCTGCTCTCCGCTCTTCTAGCTTCTGCTTCTCAAAATCATTAAGAGGGCCATGAACACCTCTCTCCATTTCATCAAACCACTTCTCTCTCTTATTAGCATCTTTATGTAAATCCTTAAGCATCCTCTCTTCAGTCATATCTATAATAGTTAAATCCTTAGCTCCATGAGCCCTAGTAGTAGCTCCTCCTATATGATGCCTTCTAGGCCACGTTTCAGATGTTGCACCCCTAGGAAAATCCCCTGCATCCTCAGAACCAAGACTATCAAAGCCCCTCTTTAATCCTCCAAAAAGACGATCCCAAATATTTGGGATATTTCTTTCCATCTCTATAGTAGCATCAGCAGAACTCATCTATTAACCATTCTCCCTTTCTTACCACCATCTCTCTGTTTAATAATCCAGTTAAATGAACCAACTGGGGCATTATCATCCCTCTTCTGTTCATAAGGAGAGGATCTAGTCATAACACCATATCTCAACGCATCACACGCGTGATCGTTCAACTTCCTAGCCTCCTCCTTTGGATTGGCAGATGTATCAGATGTCTTCTTCCAAATATACTCAGGAATCTCTGTTAAGAGGTTTCGGCATCTTTTAGATATGAATAACCTAGGAGATCCTTTTTTCTCCATGAATGGGTGAAAGTGGTTCTTATCAGGCCTAAAATACTCCCCAACTCTATTCCACCCAGCTTCCCTACTATTATTTGCTTTTGTTAAGTAAATCCCTCTCTCATCATATTCATCAGCAACTGACCACTCCATACCATCTTTCTCCCTATTCTTATCCCATATAGAAGGGTCAGCAACTAACTCCTCCATAGATGGGAGATTGAATTGATCCTCTATATTCCTAACGTGGTCACTAACTAGGCCTTTCTTGTAGTATTCATCATAAACTAAGATATTCTCATCCTGGTCTATGTACATCCCTAGAAAGCAAGTGGGGTTCGTCTGACCATGATCTAATGCTCCCAAGATCGTGTGGGTTCCCTTTTCTGGATAAGGAATTTCCACAGGACACTCATCATTAGGGAGGACATGTGTTTGGAAGTCAAAGTCAGGCCAGACTTGCCCCTCAACTGCATCCCACGATCCATCTATATAACGTCTTACCCAGTTCTCTGGATTATCTCTTCGTAGATTGGCTAGGTATTCGGCGGGTAGCCAGGGGTTATCCTTTAGGAGTGATTGAACGAAAAGATGGTCATCGAGTGGAACACCTTGCTGCTGTGGCACAACAAAGGTATTCTTTAACCATCCTGGTTCTGGATTAGAAGCGAATAATCCAAAGAACCTCGGGTATTGACCTCCTGGAAGTTTCCACCTAAGGCGTGCCTTAAGCATATTAATAACTTCATGCACGGTTTCAGAAGCTTCATCAACACAGAAGAAGCCTATTTCCAATGACTTGATCCTATCCATATCTTCCCTACCACCTAGACCACCATATATAATTGCTGATCCGTTTACTAGAACTATCTCTTTCTTCGTTTGGTTATGTCCGTTGTGGGCAATTATCCTCTGCCCAGTTTCCTGCTCCATATCTGCTATGAGATTGAGTAGGGTTACTAGGGTGGTCTTCCTGAATGCTTCCGCTTCATGTCTCCCCAAGAAGCCCCTGTTTCCAGGGAACATCATGGAGAGACGAAGGCCCTCAGCACAAAGGGCGTACGTTTTACCACCACCTACCCCACCCCCAAATAACTTGTATTTATGATGAGCATCTCTAAATATCCTCTGTTTCTCTGTAGGACCTTCTTTGCCATAAAAGACATCAGTTCCACCAGAGGATGTTTTTATAGGAGCTTCGATCATCTTTTCTCCTCAGTCGGAATATCGCCCTTCCATGAGAGCAGCCAACATGCAAATATACGGTGTATTCCATCTTCTATTTTTCCCTCTTCATCTAATATAATCGGTTGCTGTACACCATTGTTCTTTATATCCATTGCCAGTGCAAAAAGACCTGGAGCTTCCGTATACACCCTATTCCAATCTATCTTGGCGGGTTCACGTAAGATCAATTCATCAAGCTTCATCTTTATTCTTATTAGCCAAAACATTCCCAGCACCAATATTACAAATCTTCAACAACATATTGATTCCTTTAGTAGCAAACCCTAAAGCATTATCATCCAACTTCGTAGGTGTCAACATTGTTATTGCAGTTAATGAGGTTACAACAGTAGATATTGCTTGTAACCAACCAGGTGCTTTTAACATTAATCCAGCTATCATGTCCATCTTTTTTCTCCTTTTAAAAATCTATTTAGGGTAGTGCCTTGGGTGGATAGGTCCACCACCACTATCTATGAATCTTTGCTCAAGTGCCCTCTGTTGTTTCAAATTTGGAATAACTTTACTAAGTGCCTTCAAACCTTTAAGTACAGGAGGCATAGGCATAAATGGTAGAACTTCTTGTGCCATCTGTCGTTTCCATTCTATCCATCGCTTAAAGAAATCCTTTCCCTTAGCTTCCTCTTCTAATACTGGTGTTTGTCTCATTTTAAGTTGGCCTAGATCTCTTAAATAAGGTTCCCTATTTCGTCTATATATCATAGCATCAGACCAATCACGACCAGGAAATCTCTCTTGCGTAGATTCTGGAGGCCGACTTTCTAACTTTTCTATAAACTCTCTTATCTGCTTTCTTAAGCGTTCCTCAGCCACTATTTTCTCCCCTTTAACTTAGGTGTCTTTCTACCTTTAAAAGCTCCTTTAAGAGCCTTCAAAAATCTTCCTGGGCCAGCTATCTCTAACATCTCACTAAGCATATCAGCAAATCTACCTGTGGTTCTCATGTAAGAGGAAGGTCCCCCTCTAGGTGGTTCTACGAACTCGCTAGCAGTTGAAGGTGCAGAAGGTCTAGTCCTCCAATTCCTAACATCTTTATCAAGATCCCTCTCTATATTCCATCTCTGTTGAGGGGGTCTAGTCCTCCAATCACGCTGATCTTCTATACCAGGAGGTTTACCATAAACTCTTAATAAAGCCTCTATCTGATCATTAGACAAATCTCCAGAATCATCAGTATCCTCCTCCATCAATCTTCGTGCTTCTTCTTTAATAGCAGCTTTTTCATCCGCAGCTAATCTTTTACTAAAATAATCCCAAAAGTTGTACGGTGGGTCATAATTATAATCTGCCATATCTATTTCTCCACAGTAATATCAACAATCTCACCTTTACCTGAGTCATTTGCCCACCCAGGTGCGTATAGTTGGATAGTTACATTCCCGCTCTCATGTTGCTCTGCACCTTTACCCAACCCAACTCTATCCAACAACTTCTCAGCTGCATTAACCCGAGTTGCGGGAGGGTTGAAGATTGGATTCGTAACCATGATCTCCTCGCCAGTTTCACTATCTATTCTAGGGATCTCTGCAACATAGCCATGTTTCATAGTTTCAGCTAAGGTGTCTATTGCAAGTGGGACTAACTCCCGCATCCTCCCTTTATGCTCAGCTAAATGATCCTCAACCAGAGCCTTAGATTCCTTCTTCCACAAAGGACTCTTTTTGAGTTGGCATA